AGAGCTGGACTTAGAGAATGAGTTGAGGGCGCAGGGGATCGAGACGTCGCCGGACAAGATCCCGCTTCCCGACCCCTCTCAGGTGAACTATGTAGAGAGCTGATGGAGCGGCGGCTTCGCCGCCGCAGCTGGAGGGTAGCGACGCCTTCGGCGTCCGAGCAAGAAGCAGCGAGGGCTTCGCCCTCCTAGCTAAAGACTTGTTGACAGCCGAGTTGGCTGGCTCCAGGATAAATACGAACGAGCACCGAATCTAAACTGCGGTCGAAAGACGAAACCGCTCAGTGCAGATTGGCTCACGGAGAAATTCTCTCCGTGGGCCTTTTTCTTTTTGGACGGAAGAATGCCACGAACCAAAGCCAGCCCGAAAACGTCGACGCTTGCGCAGACACAGGCGCGCCACTACATGCGCTATCTGCGCAAGGATATGGGCGAGAAGGTCGAAGAGATCGCTCAGTCGGAAGGCGTCAGCATAAAGGCTATCGAGAAATCCATCCGGCAGGTTTCGATGGAACGCGCTGTTCATACTCAGCAAAACCTGAGCACGGCCGTGATCTCGATGCTGATGGGAAACATGCGCGGCGTGGATCAGGCCTTTAAGAAAGGGCTAAAGGCGCAGAACTTCCTGGAGCGCAAGAATGCGGACGGAAGCAACCAGTTTGTTCCCGTAGACGATACGGAGACGCAGTTGAAAACGCTGCAGGTGTACGGCAAGTTTCTGGAGGCGATGCAGCCCAAAGGCAGCGGCATCAGCGTAAGCGTACAGCAGAATAACGCGAACCAAGCCAACCAGACGAATATGCGCAACGGCGGTTACGAAAGCATGCTGCGCTCCGTGCTCGATAAAGTACACGCCCATAACGAACTACCCAGAGAGACGGCAGACGTCATCGAAGCGGAAAAGGAAGACGACAGCAGCGACGAGGATGAAGGGATGGTGCAGGCGTAATGGACATTATCCGCGCCAATCCTCACTTGAACGAGTTCATCGAAATGATGGACGAGTATTACATTGCCGTGCAAGGCAACACGTATCTCGCCTGGGAAAAGCTGGGCACAACCGAGAAGGATTTTATCGCGGGAGAGATCCTGCACTGCGTCACCGATCCCCGCTATTACCTGGAAAACTACCACATCATCCGAACCGAGCACCAAGGGTTGAAGACGCTTTCTCCTTTCTGGGATTCGCAGGAAATCTTCTATGAAGCCGTGATCGAACTGAAGACTGCCGGAGGGCAAGTCAAGATCATGATTTTGAAGGCCCGCCAGCTGGGCCTGTCGACGATCTGCGAAGGCATGGTCTTCTGGAAGACGCTCTTCACCCCAACGTGCAACACGCTGATCGTCGCTACGGACACGATGAAGGCCGACGACCAGTTCGAGATGTCCCGACTGGCGTACGACTGCTTGCCCTGGTGGATGCGCCCCGAAGTCCGCTACGACCAGAAGGGGCGCGTGCTGCAGTTCGACCGCAAGGACGACCTGATGCGCAAGATGAGTCCCGGCATGCGCTCGAACATCTTTGTCGAAGCAGCGAACAAAGATACCGGCGTCGCTCGCGGGAAGACGATCCGCTGCTGCCACATGAGCGAGCTGGCTACGTGGGATAACGGCGAAGCCCTGACGCAGCAGATCTTCCCGACGATGAATGCTCCGGACGTGATGGCCTTCATGGAGTCCACGGCCGAAGGGCGCAGCGGCTTCTGGTATCGTTTCTGGCGCGACACGGTCGACGGCAAGACGACCTGGCACCCTGTCTTCATTCCTTTCTATCGCGTGCGCAAGTATTCCTTGCCGATCAAGAAGGGCGAGACCTTCATCGCCACGGCAGACGAAGAGGAGTACCGGAAGAAGATCCTGGAAGATTCCGCGTTCAACATCAGCGACGAAGTCTTGAATTGGCGCCGCATAAAAGCTGCGGAATTCGTATCGCTCGAAGGCGACGAATTCGGATTCATGCAGGAATATCCATCGAACTGGATGGAGGCCTTCCAAGGCTCCGGCGTGTGCGCCTTCAATCGGCGTCTCCTCTATAAATTGCTGGCGACAACGTGCGTCGCGCCCCGGTTTGTCGGAGAAATCAATTACGACCGGGATGCGCGCAAAGAGCGAGTGGCGTTGCACCCAGTCAACAAGGGAGAGATCCTCCACAATCCCAAGACAGAAGACCGCTTCTGGGTCTGGGAAAAGCCAGAGGAGGAGGCCACCTATTACGTATCTGGAGATGTTGCACAAGGCGTCGAGGGCGGCGACTTCAGCTGCATCGAAGTGCTGAAGATCGGCGCAGGCATGGAGCCCGATGTTCAGGTAGCGGAGTGGCGCGGCTGGATCAATCCGACGCCCTTCGCCTACATTGTTTGCGCCGTCGCCACTTACTACAACATGGCGCAGGTGGCGGTCGAATGCAACAACGTCGGCAAGGTCACGAATAACGAGATCTTCCGGGTCATCGAGTACGACAACATCTATCGGTGGAAGCATCTCGACAAGGTCAAGAACTTCATGACCGATTTCATGGGGTGGGAGACGAACTGGAAATCCCGCGACGCGATCATCGCCAAGATGAACGAGGCGCTGCTGGAGCGCTCCATCGTCCTGCGCAGCGAATTGCTGATCGACGAGATGATGGATTTCGCCTTCGACGAAAACGGAGAGGGCAAGGCGAAGGGCCGCGCTACAAAAGACGACCGCGTCATGGCCATGATGATCTGCCGTTACTGCGCGCATGAGTCCGACTATGGGAAGGCGGCGCTAGCCAGGCCGATGAACTCTTCCTCGGCTGGAAATTCCACATGGTACGTCCTCGATAAGTTCAACCGGAAGATCGGGGAATACAAAGAGCGGGCCGTCGCCTACGCGGAATTCCAGAAGTATCCAGGCGGCTCGATTATGGCGGCGCCGCAGGCTACGGATCACTTCAACACGATCTACTCGCCGATCTACAACAGCAGCGGCATTCGTAGCCGTATGTATTACGACCTCGGCTATACGCCGGAATCGATCAATCACGAAACGGTAACGCTGGAGCAGATAGCGGAGGAGCCTCCGGATATCAGCGATCCGAATGCATGGCTGCAATTTTAGCGGCGCGGAGCGCCGCTGCTGGGAAGTAGCGAGCGGCTGCGCCGCTCCGAGCGAAAGACAGCGACGACCTGGCGGCCGTCCGAGCGGGAGGAAGTTCGATGGCAGAGTCAACAACCGACAGGAGCGCATCGGCGACGTTGATGGGCGCGCTCGAAGAGGTCGAGGATGCGCAGGATTGCCTGATCATCTTCGTGAATAAGGATGGGTCGATCTCCTGGCACACGACGACGACGGCCGACCATCGGAAGCTCGGCATGGTGGAGTTTGTCGCCGCCGTGATTAAAGGGCGAATTGCAAGAGAGGGAATAGGAAATGCCTAGAGTGAGAGCAGGTCTGGCGTGTCCACTATGCGACATAGTGGGAGTTACGTCGGAACTATACGCAGAAGTACCGGGGATGAAAGTCTCCTGTGAAACGGGAAACGATGCACACACCTGGAATGACATGTACGAGCTACGTGAGCTAAGGCCGCGAATGCTGAAGGTTGCGCCGAAGCCCAACATCGTTCAGCAGAACTACACGAAATTCGAAGTCGGCGTGCCGGAGAATACGCGCAAAGCGTTGGAGGCAAAGTATGGAGACAAGCTGGTTCCCAGTATCTCCAGTATCTTGCAGGCCTGCGCCGAGCCGGAGATGCTGATCGTCTCCAGTTCCGACATCGAGAGGATCGGGCAGCGGCTGGGCAAGAAACCGGAGAGCTCCTCCGAGTTATTTGGGATGATCTTCCAACTCGGCGAGGAGATCAAAGATCTCCGCTTTCAGAAAGAGCAGCTGGAAAAGCAGGTGGGCGCCGGGAAAGCGACGGGATCGGTGCAAGGCGTCGGCGTCGACCTGGGTGCATGGACGATGAAGGCCATGATCAAAGCCAACGAAAATTCCGTTTCACTAGAGGACTTTCTTAGCAAGTATCTGCAGGACGCACTTGAGAACGACTGGATAAGCTAGTGTCTTCAATACTCACAGAATCGGAGATCCATTCCTCTGCCGGAGCAGCGCAGGGAGGAACGACGACGCCTACCACGTCGGACTACTCTGCGCAGATCCGTCAATTCTGCAACTCGGCCTACGAAGAAGCTAAGCGCAACAACGAAGATGCCGAGGAGATGAAACAGATGAACACGTATCTGGATTATCTCTCGGGCATGCAGTGGAAGGGACAGGTTCCGGCTCATCGCGCTAAGCCGGTGACGAACCGGATGCGCCGATTGTTCTGGGAGACGGTCGGGCTGCTGACGGATATCCGGCCGATTTTCGAAGTGCATGCCATCGATAAGACAGAGATCTATTCCCGCACCCAGGACATATTGAATCGAATCACGCGGGCCTGGGCTCTGATGACGAACTTCGACGTAAAGCTAAGCATGGTCACGATGTACGCCATGCTCAGCACGGGATACGCAAAGATCGAGTGGGACCCCTTTGCGGATAGCGGAAGAGGCGATATCGTGATTCTCCCGGTATCGCCCTTGTCGCTGCTGCAGCTGGGCGCGGACAACGACATCCAAGAAGCAGAACTGGTGATCTATCGGCGAGTGGTCACGCTCGAATTTCTGCGGCGCAAGTATCCTCTGACCGGCTATGCGGTGCAGCCGGATGCGAACTATTCCAAGTTCGAGATGAACTCCAGCGCCCCGGCGCACATATCGCCGCAACTCTTTATGAGCCTTTCTCCAGGGATGCGCAGAAAGATCGGGCAAGCAGCCGAACAAACATTCAGCGTCTTCCCCAAGGCGGAGTTAAGGGAATTCTGGCTGCGCGATTCCACGGTAAATAAATCCAACAAGCCGGTTCTGGTAGGGAAGAAAGACACCAACTGGTGTTACGAAGTTCAGCCGAATCAGCCGCTCTATCCGCGAGGGCGGGTGATCGTCATGGCGAACAACGTGATCCTGGACGACCAGCCGAATCCTTATTGGCATGGGAGATATCCGTTCGCGATGTTGCGATTGCAGGCTGTGCCATGGCAATTCCATGGAGAGAGCGTCATCAAGCCATGGATGAGCATGCAGGACGTGATCAACCAGATCATCGGCGGCGTGCTGAACATGGTCAAGCTGGCGGTAAGCCCGCCGCTGCTGGCGCCGAAGAATGCTTTCAGTCCGGAGGCATGGAAGGGGCTGGACATGTCACGGCCGAACGAGAAGGCGCAATACAGCGCGAACTCTCCACATCGACCGGAGTTCCGGCCGCCGCCCAATGTCCCGGCCTACGTGCTGCAACTTAACTCGATTGTTTCTCAGGAAATGGACATGTCGTCCGGCGCGTCGGCGGTCGCCGACGCAGCGCGGAAAAAACAGATTCCCAGTGGAGACTCGCTGGAGCAGCTGCAAAATGCGCGCAATACGCCGATCCGCATGATGGGCCGAAGCATCGAGGGATTCATCGGCGATTTGGGAATGCTTTTCATTCCCTGCGTGCTACAGTTCTATACCGCAGAAAGAAGGGTTGAGCTGCTGGGAAGTCAGGGAATGACGCCCGCAGATTTCGACGCCAGTCCGGGAACCCTGGTTCCTGCCGGGATGGAACCCGAAGCCTATGCACGTAAGTTTAAATTCAAGATCGAACGCGGATCGCTCCTCAGCACGCAAAGGATGGAACGAGTTAACTATGCCATGAAGCTTTACATGGCAAAGGCGATGTCGCTACGGGAACTTTATCGCATCCTCGACATCAATGTGGATGTAGATCGCATGATACAAGAGATGCTAGAGGAAGCTAAACTGAGAGCTGTGGTTTCGCCAACACCAGCTAAAGGGCAGAAGAAGGCAGGATAAAAAATATGGCGACGATGGCGCAGAGACGTGACGTGGTGAACGTGAAAGTCCAGTACGGTTCTGGAGATGTCGATCTCGAACTTCCGCTGGAGCTGGTAAAAGCGATGGTCGACTTCCGTTCCAATAAGGACAGCGGACGGATCGAAATGCATTATTCGCAGGGGGGCGTGGCGAAGATATTTGCGAACGTGGCGAGGACGTATAAGTAGCGAGCGGCTTCGCCGCTCCAAGCTAAGGGCCGGTCAGCTAAAAAGCGGTCAGCGAGGGCTTCGCCCTCCAAGCAAAAGCAAGAAACGGAACAAAATTTGTTTAGGACTTGACATTT